ACCCTACTGTTGTTCAACTGAGCATTGATCAGATAAATAGGGACATTGCTGCATATAACAAGGCTATAAAAGAATTAGAAAAGGTATTGGAGCCTGATTTATCGAAATACGCAGAAACTGAATCTAAGATTCAGCAGAAGATCATATCTTTTGCTACAGCGAATGCTAATAGATCAGATGAGCTTAAAAAGTATAGAACTCTTGAAGCCAATTTAAAGCCGTTCGATCCTAGAAAACCAGACGCTTCATGTCCAGTTTGCCGCGTGGAATTAAACATACAAGGCAAAACGCTAGCTAAAGTTGATGATATCGAAGCTTTAAAGCTGCAACACAGCGCACATCAAGAAGAAATAAAATCAGAGATGTTAATAGCAAAACAGAACATAGATAAGTACGATACAATTTTGTCTAAGCAAGATGAAGTTAATGTGCTTGTTAATAAGATAAAAAATAAAAAACAAGAAGAATATAGAGACTATAGAGACGCTCAATCTAGTATATTTGAATATAAAAATTCAATATCAGTCAAGAACTCTCAATTAGGTGCACTAAATTCTCAGTTAGAGAAAAATAACGACATCAAAGACAAGATACAAGAAATAGTAAATAATACGAAAAATCTTAACGATAAGCTAGAGGGAGTAGATCTTGAACTGTCAATTCTCGGAGCTGTGGACTCGATTTTCGATTCAACTGGTGCTCCTGCTTATATTATTGATTGCATCATCGATCTTATTAATGAGGCTGCTTCTTCAAATATTTGTGACATTTGGTCTAATGCTTCTTACACCATTAAGACTTATAAAGAGAATAAAGATAAAACGGTAAAGGCAAAAATATCAGAATCTTTAGTAATAGACGGGTCAGAGAGATCGATTGGTTCACTTTCTGGAGGTGAATTTAGGGCTCTTTCTCTACTTCTTGATTTTGCCATAATTGATGTACTAGGCTCTCAGTACAACGTGAACATAAATCCTATAATACTAGATGAACCATTTGACGGCCTAGATAATCTAGGCAGAGAATTAATCATAGACCTACTGTCTAAAATCTCTCAAACTAGACAGATATGGGTAGTTGATCATGCATCTGAAGCCAAAAGTCTGTTTAATCAAGTAGTTAAAGTTGAAAAACGAAATGGCATATCTAATATAATTCAATAGTTTACCTATGGATTATGGTATAATTAAGTACTGAAGGAGTACGCTGTCTAACAGCTAATTATGCCATGAGTAAGTCTATCAAGGAACTCTTAGAGGAAGTGAATTTAGAGCTGGATATAAGCTCTGAGTATTCTTATGAGTTTCACTCTGAATTAATAAAAAATCAAGGCTCATCTAGTATCATGCTTAATAAATTCAAGAGCATGCTCAATCAGACTAACGACCCTGCCAAGCAGCGAATACTTAAAGACATGATCTCCAAGGAAGAAGTTAGACTAAAGAAAGAACAAGAAGATTCTGCTAAAAAAGCAACAGAAGAAAAAGCATCTAAAGAGAAGACTTTAGCAGAACAGGCCGAAGATAGAGAGAAATTAAAAAATACTCGTATTCTATCCTCTCCTCAAGAGTGGGAAGAGCAGAAGGCCATGGAAAGCCTTGTTGAAGACCCATCTATGGCATCTGAAGTTGCTGCACAAAGAAGACAAAATACAAAAGATTGGTTTAAGCAAAAGTATCCAAAAGTATTCGCAGACAAAGAAAATAGAAAAAAAGCTCTTCAAGACATGGAAGACAGAGCTGCTGCTGAAAAAGAGAAGTCTAAATCTTACGATAAGGCAGTAGAGCAACATGACCCAGAGTCTCGTCCTGCGCATGCTACTAAAAAGAGGAGCGCATCTAGAATAATTCAGATGGGTGAAAGAAAAGGCGCAATGGAGAGAAAGTTTATAAATAGAGAGCAAGGCGCTGATCCAAAGCCTGAATTAAAAAACAAAATTGATGCAGAGCAGATAAGTGCTGTAAAAGACATAGTTGGAAAACCAAAAAAATCTGTAACATCAACTTCCGCTGATTACGATAAATTCAAGACACCCTCACCAGAAGACAGGATTGTTAGTCAAATTAAGTCTGGATCGCCTCAAGAAAAGATTGCTGCATTAAAGGCGGCACGACAAAAATTGATGGGATCAAGTTCTCAACCAGGACCGTCTGCACCTCAGATAACTCCAGAGGTTAAAAAATCATCTGATAATTTTGATTCTCTAGTCGATAAGTTAAATAACTTAAAAAAGGGAATGGCTAACTCTGGATTAGGTGGATTTGGAAGTGTTAAAGCAGGAGCGGTCCTTCCTAATAAAATTTCCATCCCTAAGTCTAGTAATAATTCTGCTGCATCTAAAGTTAAAATTCCTAATGTTGCCCCTCAAAGTAAGAAAGATCCAATGAGATCAATTGCTCAAACTCAAAACAAAGATATTAAAGATCTTAAGATGAAAGAGGCTAATGCTCACTTTGATAATCAAGTTATTAAATATGATACCAATGGACAGTGGAATCTTGAGAAAAGATGCTGGGAAGGGTATGAACCAGTCCCTGGTAAAAAAGCTTATTCTGAAGATTCTTGTAGGCCAGTAAAGAAGAAAAAATCTAAGAACAAAAGTCGATCATCTAAGGTTGATGATAGAAAATAAAAGGGCAAATGAAATATCTACATGAAAAAGAATATCAGTTGCATTTTGTTAAGCTTATATGTGCATTAATAATATTATCTGAGCTAAAAAGAAAAACTGTAACTAAAGAATATGACAAACTAAGCTTTAGGAACGTACTTAATTAGTTTACTAAGTATAATTTGATTATAACTTAGGAGCACTAGTTGAATAAAAAATTCGTATTAGATACCAATGTCATACTTTCAGACCCTCTCTGTATATACAAATTCGAAGACAATGAAGTACACATCCCCTTGATAGTTATTGAGGAAGTAGATAAGCATAAGAAAGGTCAAGAAGAAAAAGCCAGAAATGCCAGGGCTTTTTCTAGAGAAATAGACGTATTGCGAGAGCAAGGCAAATTGTCAGAGGGTGTAGAGTTAAGAAATGGTGGAAAACTTTTTTTAACTGTAGTAAAAGAAGCTGACGACCTACCTTTAGGTCTTGACTTAAAAATAAATGATGACTTGATATTGTATACTGCGTTTAAAATTGGAGCAGTTGTTGTATCTCAGGACCTTAACGTCAGGCTTAAGGCTGATGCAATAGACGTACCTGCTGAAAATTATGAGGCTGGTAAAGTAAAAGTAGAAAACGATATTCTATATTCTGGTTATAAAGTTGAGTTCTTTACAACAGATGATATGTCTGATTTTAGGTCATCTAAGTTTCTTGCGTTTGAGAATGAATTTGATAATGAATACATTATTTTGAAAGACGAAGGGAATCCTAAAAGTTCAGCTCTAGGCAGATATTCTAAGGCAAAAGGTGGCATTGTTCCGCTCATAGCCTCAGACAATACTTGGGGAATAAACCCTAAAAATGCAGAACAAAGATTTGCACTAGACGCTCTTCTTAACGATGATATCAAGCTTGTTTCATTAATTGGAAAAGCTGGAACTGGTAAGACGCTACTTGCAGTAGCGGCAGGTTTGACCAAAACTATAGAGTCTGGCACATACAAGAGAATGCTTATCTCGAGACCTGTCGTTCCAATGGGTAAAGATATTGGATATCTACCTGGCGATATAAAAGAAAAGCTAGATCCTTGGATGCAGCCGATTTATGACAACCTTGATCACTTATTTGGTGAACACGGAGAAGATAACCAACAATGGAAAGGACTTCTTGAGAGAGGTCTCATTAAGATAGAAGCACTTACATACATAAGAGGTAGATCTATCCCATCTCAATACTTAATCGTAGATGAGGCCCAGAACCTTTCCCCACACGAGATCAAGACTATTGTAACTCGAGTTGGTGAAGGCACCAAGGTAGTTCTTACTGGTGACACGGATCAAATTGATAGTCCTTACTTAGATGCTATCAACAATGGTCTAACATACGTAGTAGACAGGTTGAAGCGTGAGGATATCGTTGCCCATGTTGAACTCAAGAAAGGCGAACGATCTAAGCTAGCAGATATAGCTACTAAGTTGCTCTAGTATAACTAGAGCAATGAAGGCACTTATCATAGACCCAGCTAATTCAACTGGGTATTGCATATTAGATTTCGACGAACTGACTCAAATTGCTGAGATTATAGATTGGGGATTCATAGACGTAGATCAACACAACTATGCTGGTGATCAGTATATTGATCTAATAAGTAAAATAGAACATTTAATTGTTAAGCACAATATAAATAGAGTAGCTATCGAAGATTATTTCTTTAATCAAAGATCTGCCCAAGGATCTACTTTAAACTGCGCTTATAGAGCAGTTATTCACTTAAAATGTAGACAGCTTGGCTTGCACTATGATATTCTAAATATCTCACTTTGGAAAAGTTTCGTAAATGGTAGAACAACGCCTACTAAAGATCAAAAAGCAAAGTGGGGTAAAGAACCTGCAAAGAAATTAATGACACAAGAGTCTCTATATAAGCGATGGCAGATAAGATTCCCTAATCATTCCATATCTAATCTGACTAACAAACCTATAAAATTTAGATATGATATAGTTGATGCTGTTGGTATGACTGTGTTTTTTGCTAGCATACATCTCCATGCAAAAATGATCAAGTATAGTATTCCTGTGAACGACATTGAATGGAAAAAAGAGCCTAAGGGCACATATGAATATGGAGGAAATAATGGCTAAAAAGAAAACTAGTTGGGAAAAAGTTCTTACAGAATCTTGGGTTGCTAATAGAAAAAATCTATCAGAAGAAGATGCTGAGAAAGAACTTGTAAGCGCAGAATTTGAAATTAAACAGTTGCTTCATGACAAAGAAAGTAATGAACAACTTAAGGCAGCTAAAGAAATTGTTAGCGATCTTAATGCTGGATTTAGCTCTGCTATTAAATATGAGAAAGCTAAAATTGATTTTCTTCTTGAACAAATTGAAAATGCTCGAGTTAAGAACAAAAATAAGGTGGAATAATGATTACTCAAGAACAACTCTATACTATAGTTAATCTAGTTGATCTTCATTCTAGAACAATGGATCAAGAGATCAGTATGAAGTTAAAAGAATTAATTAATAACGTAATGGATGATTTGAACAATAGCGAGGTTAAGCATGAGCTTGAAAACTGATTATCTAGATGGCTCTAATGGTTTTACTCAACAGATGGCTGATGTATTTGCTCAAGGTGAACTGTTTGTTTCATCTAATTCCGTAGCGCTTGCTTCAGCTCTTCAGACAGCCGCATCTAAAGGGCAGAAAAAATTTACTGTAACAATAGAAACAACTTTTGAACCTGCTAATCTCAGGCTAAATGGTCTGCATCTTCAAACTTATTTAGCTGGAATTCAAGCTGCTCTTGCATCTGAAGACGTTTATAATTACGAAGTTACTCTAGCGCTAAACACATCTCTCCAGACCACTACAAGCATCGATTTTAACTTTTCTTTCTAGTATCAAGAAGCTAATCCCTGCAATTTGTATAAATACGTTGCAGGGACACTTCCTCAATCCCCTCATTTTTTTTGAGGTCTAAGGAGCATCATGAACTATCTATGGATAGACGTAGAAACTACTGGTTTAAATGAAAAAAAGAATGACATTATTCAGTTAGCCTGCATACCAATAATTAATGGTGTTGTTAAGGAATCATTTAACGAATTTTGTCAACCATTTAATTTTGACACTATTGAACCAGAAGCACTTAAGGTGCATGGTTTGACATTAGAAATGATAAGAACGTTTCAATCACCTGATTTGATGTTTGAAAAGTTTATTAATTATATTAAGTCTTTTAACGTAAAATTTACTATTGCTGGTTTTAATGTTGGATTTGATAAGCGATTTTTATCTGCTTCTTTTTCTAAAATAAACAAAAATCAAGACTTCTCAAAGCTATTTAATATAGATATTCACTGTGTTTATAAGAGAGCATCAGATGTAAAAAGCAAAATAGCATCTAAGTCTCTTAAGCTAGAAGCACTATCTAATCTTTACGGCATCGAGATAAACGCACACGATGCATTATCAGACATATCTGCAACAATAGAGGTTGACAAGATTATATCTGGGCTAATGGGAGAAGACACCACAGTCTATGTTCCACAACTAAGTGCTGAAGATGTTAAGATATGTGTGGGTTTCCCTGAAATGGCACAACTTCATGTTCATTCTCAATATAATATGATAGATGGTGTTCTTAAGCCAGAAGAATGGTATGCTTGGGCAGCATCAAATGGCGTTCCAGGTATATCAATCGTTGATCAAGGCTCTGGTATTTCTTTGTTTAATTCTGTAAGAAATAAAGAAAAAACCGTAGCAGTGTCTGGTTTAGGTATTAATTTTGTATACGATGAAGATGTTGATATGCACAACATTTTTTCTCTTAATGCTTGGGCAATATCTGATGAAGGATACAAGAATTTAGTCAGTCTTGCTTCAATTGGCTACGATAATTCAAAAGAAATAAATGGAATTGTAACACCTGTACTTACTTTGTCTACTATAATTAGTAAAAGTCAAGGATTAGAATTTGGTTCTGCTGATTTAAAAGGGCCAATTGGCCAAGCTATAGTTGCTGGAGATAGAGATCTGGCTGAGTCAAGATTCTTAGATCTTAAGAGTAAGCTGAATATTATTCTAGAGTTTAACCCTGTAGATATAATTAAGGTTTATGACGGTAAGGTTGGCTTCAGGAGTGCTCCTAAGAATAAACTAATTACTGAAGGAAACCTTAGCAAGGCATATAATAAATTTCTGTTCGAGATGTATTCTGAGCATGGTTGCCGAGCTATTCCAGTAACTGGTGCGTGCTTTATAGATCCAGATGATAAGCTTGTTCAAGATTGTTTATCTAAGAACGCTCATAAAGACCAAGCTTACTACTACGAATCATATCATATAAAGAAAGCAAATCAGGTATTTAAAGAGCTTAAGGTACATCTTGGCAACGATCTTACTGAAGACATATTCAATCAATGGGTACTTAGAACGCTAGACATTGTAGATAAAGCCAAGTCTATAAATGCATCTTTTGATTACCATTTGCCCGCTATATTTGTGCCAGATCATATTAGGAAGAAGACAGATAACTACGATATGCAGACTTATTATGTAATGATGGAACGCATACATAAACATGGCAGGTGGATAAATGATCCTATATATGTAGAGAGATTTAAAAAAGAGCTAGACGTCATAATGAAGAATGAAGTCATGAACTTCATACCGTACTTTTTGGTTTATGAGGACGTTTCTCAGTTTTCTAGAGATGCTGGGTTCCTACAGTCTATCGGTCGTGGTTCTGCTGGCGGATGCTTGATATCTTATTATCTCCAGATCATTCATGTTGACCCAGTTAAGAGTGACCTTCCTTTTGAGCGTTTTCTGTCACATGCCCGTATTCGCGCAGGATCTTGGCCAGATATTGATATGGATATTTCTAGAACAGCTAGACCTCACGTAATGAAGTATCTTAAAGACAAGTACGGACTAGGTTTTGCTCAGATTTCTACATTCTCTACAATGAAAACAAAGAACGCTATCAAAGATGCTATGATGGCTATTTATGGTCGAAATCGTAAGGATTTTGAGATCGAGGCTGTTTGTAAGACTATCCCTGATTCACCTCAGGGCGTTGAAGAGAAAGATTTTTTATATGGATACACTGATAAAGAAGGCGATGATCATGTTGGTCACTATGATGAGAATGAAATGCTTCGTAACTTCTTCTCGTCGTATCCTGATGTTAAAGATCTGGTAGATAAACTTCTTGGTGTAGTTCGTGGCTGGTCACGTCACGCCTCTGCTTTTGTAATATCTACACTAAATCTTCAAGACGGTCGCGTACCTACAATGCGAATGTATGACGGAGGTATGAATGACTATATTAACGTCACTCAATATAATGCAAAGATGGTTGAGAAAAGTAATCTTGTTAAGGCTGATATCTTAGGTCTTAACACTATGGCTATGGTTACAGATTGCGTTAATCTACTTAAAGACAGGGTCAACTATTTAGAGACTGACGATAAGGGTGTTGCCCTCATATATCGTCTACCTGAATTAGAAAGTGTTTATATAGATTTTTATAATAAGAAAACAGACTCTTCTTTTCAATTTAATACAAATACTGTTAAGAACGCTGCACCTCAGTTTATGCCAACAGAGAGATCGCATTTAAGCATCATGACAGCTCTGCTAAGACCTGGAGCGATGGATGCTCAGATCGAAGAGGGCGTGTCTGCTACTCAGTGGTACATGGATGTGAGAATGGGCAAGCGAGATCCTGTCTACATTCACGAAGATCTAAGACCTATCTTAGAAGAAACATATGGGATAATGGTTTATCAAGAGCAGGTGATGAAAGTTCTAGTTGATATCTGTGGATATACACTAGAAGAAACCGATCGTATTCGAGATGCTATTTCTAAGAAAAAACAAGACGTAATGATGGCCGCGTTTGATCGTATTCGTGAAGCTACTAAGAAAAAAGGGTGGAACAAGCACCAGTCTGATAATCTATGTAATACTATTCAAGCTTTCTCTAGATATTCTTTCAATAGATCTCACTCACATTGTTATGCAGAGCTAGGATATATCACAATGTATCTCAAGCATAATCACCCTCTTGAATGGTGGACATCTGTGTTAAATAATGAAGATAAAGAGGATAAAATTAGAGGATTCATCTCTTTGCTAAATGATACAATTAAGCCACCATCTATGAAAAATGCTTCTGAACAATTTAAGGTTGAACAAGATCATATTGTGGCACCAATATCAGCGATCAAGGGTGTGGGTCCAGCGGCGGTTAAAGAACTAGTCAGCAAGGGTCCTTTCATGGATTTAGAAGATTATATTAAAAGGGTTGATCACGGTAAAGTAAATAAAGGTGTTGTTGAAGCAATGATTAAAGCAAGAGCCGCTGACTCATTAATGAACAAAAGATTACCATCATATGCAGACATGCGTTTGCAGTTTTTATCTGACTATAACTATCTTAGAGGTGGAAAAATTGCATGGAAGCCAGAGCTTAAAGACACTAACCCACTTGCCATCTATTTCATGGAAAAAGAATCAAACAAGACTTTTAATAAGCACCTGCTGTCTGATCCAGATGTAAGAGCTTTTTTGAAAAACAAATGGCCAGCTCTTGTAGATACTGGAAAGAAGGGCGCACCATTTATCATGTATGATAATGACAATAATCCGATACCAATTATAAATAATATTAAAGTAGCAGAAGGATTAGTGCTCAAAGATCACAAAAAAGAAGTCGGCATGATAATGCTATACGAAGGATCTTCTATTAAAAAAGGAATATCTAAGAAAAGTGGAAAAGAATACTGCATGCTCAATGTCGTTTTGTCTGACGGATACTCTAACATAGAGTGTATAGACTGGAATAAGACTAAGCCTCTTCGCTTTCCTGAAAATAGCGTTGTCTACATTAAGGGCACTCTAAAAGAGGGGTTCAGAGAATCCGTAAGTATAAATTTGAAAGAAATTGAAATAATAAAATAGGAGAAATAATGCATTATATTATTGTATCTAGCGCACCAGAAAAATTAAGCTCAAATGAAATGGTAATTCACAAGCCCAACTTCTTAGAGGAAGTGAAATCAACAAGGGGACGAAGAGGTGTTAATCGCGTTACTTCAATCAGTTCAATTAGAGATATTCTTTCTCTATTAGCTGAAAAATACGACCAGACGCTAAATCCGTATCACCTAATTCTTCAAAAATATGACAATCTACCATACTCGACTGACGAAGATTTTTCTAATATTTTATTAAGAATTATCAAGGACAACGGATTAAAACTAATTGATAAAGCAGTAGAACAAAAAATTAAAACTAGAAAACCTACCGTAGATACTATCTACTACGTTAGTGATTCTGTGGACGGCACTTCTGCCCTTATAGGTCTTGGATTTCACATGAAAGATTCTAAGAATTCTAAAAAGATTAGCTCTAATAAAGATTCTGTGGTATAATATAATTATGCCGATTTTGGCAGTTAATAAAACTATGGCAATTATGCTAGTAAGGAGAATTTATGTCGTCAATCAAGATTAATCTTGACTCACTCAACCCCAAGTCATTCAAAAAGACAGTAAGACACAAGGTGCAAGATGGTAGCAACATTTTTAGGTTCTTGCCTCCATTCGGCAAAGAATCAGATGGATACCCGTATCGTAAGTGGAATGTCGTTTGGGGACTCATTGATCCAAACTCTGGGCGTGCGCGTCCATTTGCATCTTCATCTACATACGAAGGTAGATGTCCAATCTACGATTATCTAGATTTGCTTAAGACAAAAGTTGCAACAATGACTAATCCAGCAGATGAGGCTAAGGTTGAAGCGCTTAACAAATTTATATCTGACCTTCGCCCTAAAACAGCATACGCTTATAATGCGTCAGATAAATCTGGCCAAATTGGCGTGTTGGAACTTAAGGCTACTGCACATAAAAAAGTAATATCTTTGATGGATAAATATATTAAAGACTACAATCAAGATCCTACATCTCTAAATTCAGAACCTACAGATTCTGGTGTATGGTTTAATATTAGTAAAGTTGGCAAAGGATTCGATACATCATACGATGCTTCAAAAAATCAAATCATGGCAAAAGACGCGTCAGGTGTTCCTGTTTATAAAGACGATCGCTCGCCTCTTGCCGACAGCATTGTTCATAACTTTGACTCGTTGGGATACGACCTGAATAATCTTTATCAAAAACTAACTTATGAAGAGTTAAAAGATATTCTTGTTGCAAATTTAGTAAATGCAGCTCAGAATATACCGGAACTGCTTGTTCCAGGATTCGGTTTGGACGAGAGCGGGGCTTCTGAAGAAGCACATGTCACAATTACTACAACTACTGCGGTAAATAAGCCAGCAGTGTCTAGTGTAGCAAAACCTCAAGGTACAGGTGCTAAGATTAATCTAGGTAAAGCTGAAGATGTTGGAGATGATACTGACGATATTCTAGCAATGGCAGACGATCTCTTTAATTCTTAAGGAGTAGACATGTCTAACGAATTACAGACTATAGATGTTACAAAATTAGCTGAATATACTAAGAAAATCTCAGAAATAGGGAGCCTCAATAAAATGATGGCTCCTAACTATCTTAGAGACTTTATTAATGCGATGGACATGACCAGTTCTATGTTATCAAAGGCTGTAAAAGCAAATCTTGACTCTAAAACAGAACTTGACAAAATAAGAGCTATTGCTTACTTAGATAAAGCAGAAGATTATTGTAATGCAAAAGGTATAAAAATGTCAAATGGCGTACGCGAAGCATACGTTGATCTTGATGAAGATGTCGTAAGGGCAAAAGATAAATTTGCAGCTACAGAGGCTATGGTTATGTTTCTAAAGAATAAGTATCAGGCTTTTAGATGTGCACATGACGACGTAAAGAAAATATCATTTAACGAAGTGCAGGGAACTGCATTTGAAGGCTTTTAACGGAGGAAGTATGAAAGTAAAATTTACAAGTACAAGTATCAATGACAAAGTTCAAACTGTATCTACGAGCCAATTTGGCGATCGTGAATTCAGTTATGGTGAACGTTATCGTGTCTATTTTAGCAATGGCACCTCTGCTATCGCTTATGTAAATAGACAAAGTGCAAGCAGCCTCTCAATTGCTAATGAAGATCTCCCTAAAGGACTTCGCCTAGCTAAAGTAGGAAATCCTGTTGTTCGCACAATCAAATCACTTAAGAAAATTAAGTAAGGAGTTTCTCCATGTCATCTGTTAATAAATGGATGAAAAAGTTAGAAGGTGACTTTGCAAAAGTTGCCTCTGATATGGAAAAACCTTCTGATAAAGTTATCGCACTTGCCTCGCCCAGTTTTAACTGGGCGGTTGGCAACGGCGGAATTACGGAAGGTAAAGCCGTGTGCTTTTTCGGCCCAGAATCTTCTGGTAAATCGTTGCTTTCTCAACTTGCAATGATTGAGCTTCAAAAGAAGTACCCAGAATCTATCCAGATCTTGATTGACGCTGAGTTTAGCTTTAATCCCATCTGGTTTCAAAAGTTGGGTGGTGATCTCGACAGACTGCTCGTAAAACAAACTAACGATCCGCTACAGATCTTTGATTGGTTAGAAAAAGATGTTCTCGAAATGTTACAAGAAGGCGCTCCAATTAACGGCCTAATGATCGATTCGGTCAAGTCAATTCGCTACCCTGGCGATATCAAAGCAAAGACTACTGACGTTTCTATGGGTGGTTCTGGTGCTAAGTATCTGGGTGCTGCGTTAAAAGGACTTCTTCCCATCATTAGGACATACAACATCACAACACTATTGATTCAGCAGGTCTATGAAGAAATGGATCAATACAAGAAGATGAACAATCCTTGGATTATCCCAGATGGTCGAGCTCTTAAGCACTTCTGTGACTACATGCTTCAGGTTGAACGTGTAGATACTAAAGCTGGTCGTGTCGAAGAAGGTAGCACTATCGCAGGTGGGGCACTTCAAGTAGGTCACAAAGTAAGGGTTAAAGGTAAAAAGAATCGTGTTGGTGCACCTTACCGTGTTGCGGAATTTACTCTAAGATACGATTCTGGAATTGTCGGCACTGAGGAGGAGATCTATGAATTGGGGAAATCTCTTGGCGTTATTTATCACCCTATCTCTCAAGATTCTGGTAAGGCTAATAACATGATGTGGGCGTTTGGAAACTATCCCCATGTGAAAGGCGAAACCAATATGAAATTCTTTGTAACTTCAAATAAGCAAATTCTAGATGAAGTTTATAAGGCATGTCTACTTGCTGATGATAATGCTCTAGAGTCTAGAAATAAAGAGCTTCAAGTTTCAAATGTTGACTTGACGGATATCTAGTGATAGGCATAGAAGATATTGAATGTATGCTACAGATTGAAATCGAATTCGGGCACTCAGTGCCCGAATTTGCTTTCGTCAATCCAGCAATTATTCATAACATATTCGAAAAAGGTATATCAGCGGGCTATGCTCCTAACCCTCACTACGGCTTTAGTGGATTTGCTCTATGGACTAGGATCGGTAGACTAGAACTAGTGCCGTGTCCGTACTTCTCAGATAGCGAAGTTGTATTTTCATGTAGTAGAAATATGATATTAAATGTATTCAATAAACTAGGCTTAGAATATGGCAAAAATTCTGTTCATAGGTGATCCTCATCTTAGGATAAACGACTTTGAGCAATCCGTTGCGCTATTGCGATGGATTGAATCTATCGCGATAGAATACAAGCCAGACATAGTTTGTAATCTTGGAGACACATTTCATAATCACGCAGTGCTTAGATCTGAGATTATGAAAGAATTTAAAGACCATATTGATAATATTGTTAGTAATGATATTACATACTGGTATGTGTTAGGTAATCACGATCAATATAAACCAAAAGATAACAAGTATCACGCACTTCAATCGTTTGTTCAGCATGAGCGATTCGTGATATTCGATAAACCTAGAACAGATATATTAGATATAACAATCGTACCTTATGTTCAGAATTTTGCAGATTTTCCACTAGACACCAATAAAATCTGCATAACTCACAATACGTTTATTGGAGCAGATTATGGATTTAGACGTGAAGACTGCGGTATCGACGCTGACAAAGTTTCTGCAGACATTATCGTATCTGGACATATACACAAAAGGCAGACATTCGGAAAAGTCGTCTATCCCGGAACGCCGGTTGCACATAACGCCACGGATGTGGATGAGATTAAGGGATTATTGCTTTTCGACACTGAGACACTTGGGCAATTATTCATACAAGCCCCTTTTCCAGCGTGGAGAAGCCTCGAATTCCAACTTGGACAACAGCTCTCAGTAGACGAAATGCACACAAAGATTTCGTCCTCTGTTGATAATACTAATAAGTGGATAGTTAAAATATCTGGGCCAAAAACTGAATTATTAAGTTATTTTAAGTCTAAAAAATACAACGAGCTTGTTTCTAAAAACAATATAGTAATAAAATCAAACATGATTGACTCTACTAAACAAAGTAGAGTAAAGATAGAAGCGTCATCGCCTAATTCTATAGTTTCTGATTATGTTAATAAAGTATATAGCGGCAGTATAGATAAGCAGTTGATAATACAAAAAGCACAAGAAATAATCAATAACTTACACTGATCTTGGTATAATGTTAATATAGGAGTCTAAATGGTTAATTATATTGATCATCACCAATGGTTAGTTAATAACAATATGTTAACTGATCAAATTAAGGATAACATCGCTATGGGCGGGTATTGCTTAGTTGAGGGTGTTAAAGATGTTGGCACGTCAATAGATTTCAATGATAAGTTGGTGCACTACAAGATAATAGTGCCAGATAATCTTTATAATAACTTAATGTTGCTTAAAAAGTTTAATAGTGGCGAAAGTTTAGGGTTTTTTGAATCTATTAGATTAAAAAAATTTTTAAAGATAAAGAAAGAGAACGACGAAAGTGGACTAGGTTATAACCTAGAAAATATTGGTAATAAGTTTGTTAAAACTTACCTAAACAAAGAATGGTCCGTTAAAATAGACCTAATTAAAGAAAGCAGTAATGAAGCAAAAAATTTTTGGCTACATAGCGATACAGATAAATCACTTGACTGATGACGAAGATTTAAGACAAGATCTTTGGGTGCTCTTCTTGGAAGGTAAGGCCACTTTTTCTTTTAAAGATTATATAGATACTAAATATGATAAGTGTTTGGAGTTAGAGGATGGCACTAAAGAGAGATTTTAATGATGAAGAAAAGATTGGACTAACTCAAAGAGAAATCGAGTTGGGTGAAAAGTATCTTCGCAAGCATAAAACTGCTGGTGCAATAGGCGATGTACAGTCTCTTAAACTATACGAGATGTTTTTAATAGGTAGCTCTCTTCACGAAATACAACAACAGTTCCCAGAATATGAAATAGGTCAAATAGTTCTAACAGCTGCATTAAAAAAATGGGGCATGGATAGAGATAAGATGCAAGGCACTCTTAGAGATCGAGTCCGGGCCAAAGTTGTTAAATCTGTTATTGAACAAGTAGACTTTCTAACATCAATGCTTAGTGTTGCAAATGTCGAGCATGTAGATGAGATGCGGAAGTACATAATTGACCCTAACAATCCAAAACCAAACCTAAGAATAAAGTCTATAAAAGACTATAAAGAAGTTGCTGAAGTTTTAGGCAAGATAGTTCAGGGTGCAACTCCTGGTGCTAAAAGCAACAGCATATCGCCTATGTTCGATGCACTTGCTCCTAACACCGGAAAGAGTGTTGAGAAGAAAAGAGACGATGATGACATAGATCTTGATTCTTTGCTAGACAAGGGTGAAGAATAACGTACATGAAAAACGACAAGGCTAAATCAAATTTCGATAAGCTATCTCTTAAGCAAAGAAAAACATTGTTTTTCAAGAAGTGTGAAACAAGAGAAGAACTGTCTAAATTTATTCAAGTATTCTTCGGACTTCACTTACCGGATCAGGTTGTTTCCAGATATGCTGATGTTAGCCCATTAGACGTTATATGGGAAGTGTACGATATTTGTGTAAATAAGCGTAACCCTAACAATATAGAAGAAATACTATACGTCGCAGGTCGCGGATCTGGTAAGACTCTAGGTATGGCAATTGCTGAGTTGCTAGTGATGCTTCATGACGGAAGAGACATATGTCACGTTGGTGCTGTTTTAGCTCAGGCTAAGCGATGTTACGAGTATCAGACCAAGTTCATGCTATCCGGAAAAATACGCCCGATAATAGAGGATAAGAACTTAGCTCAAGAAGATAGGATCCTGCAAAAATTAAACATGGAAAAATCTACTTTTTTAGTAGATAATCAGACTGTTACCATAGAAGTACTACCGTGTACACTCAAAGCACTTAACGGTCCTCACGTCCCTCTTGTGGTTACAGATGAGATCGATACTGTTTCTGGCGAAGGATTAAAGGCATTCAAAGAAATTAGCGGTATGCTAGACTCTAAGGGTGATAAGAAAGCTTTAAGAGTTGGTATTTCGACTAGAAAATCACGTTACGGCTTGATGAACAGAATGATGGAAGATGCTGAGTCAGCAGGAAGACACGTTCGTAGATGGACTGCTTGGGAGTTTACAGAGCGCTGCCCAGATGAAAGATCTGGCACAACGCCAACTGAATCATACCATATTCAAGATAATATGGAGGTTATTGACGAAGCAACCTTTAAAATGAAAGATCCTAAGAAGCAAAAAGAATACACACAGCACACGATGCCAGGCGAAAAATGCCTAGCCTGTCCTGCTGCTGCTATATGTCTTGGCGACGCGAAAAAACAAGCGTCAAAATCATGGATGCTGAAGCCAGTTGGTGAATTGATTAAGAAAGTAAGGTCAGAAGGTACTGATTGGGCTTTAGCTCAGCTAATGAATCTAAAACCGTCTGTTGAAGGGATTATATACAAAGAATTTGATGAAAAAATACATGTAAAAGACTGGAACTCAATGTGGAGAACCTTAACCGGAACAGACTTTCCAGGTGAATGTTCACATGATATATTTGTAAAAAAATGCCATGCCATGCACCTACCTTGCTATGCTGGTGTTGACTGGGGATGGTCTAATCCAAATACAGTCGTTTATTTTTTCATAGATAAAAGAGATAATGTTTACGTCGTGAGATCTGATGGGATGACCTACGTCTCTCAGCCAGAGTGGATCCACTATATAAAGACAAAATACAATGCAATGTATCGCTGCCAGCTCTACTTTCCAGATATCGCGGATCAAGGTGCTGTAACAGAAATGAAGAAAGCTGGACTACCTGTTTCAGCTGATAATGATAAGTCAATTAATACTGGCATACAAGTAATCAAAAGACTGCTTAGAGTTCCTGGTACTAGCGACACCAAGATGCACGTCGCTAAAGAGACCAATGAACCTCTTATAATTGAATTTTTAACTTATCACTTTAAGACTTCAGCTGACGGAACAATTACTGAAATGCCAGATACTGAATACGATCACTGGCTAGATGCTCTAAGATACCCATTGACAATGCTTTTAGGCAAAGGAACAATGGTCATGGGGCAAATGATAGATGTAGATAAGGCTAATACAATAGATTCGCAAGGCAACTACTACAAGACACCTTCACCGGAAGAATTTTGTGTAGTAAATAACTTAAAGATAAACACTGACGAGCCAGATTTAACTAAACTTGGAAAAATAGGTCGCTTAAACGACATAGACGATGAAGAAGACCAAAACGGCGGCAGTGGCGGGTTTTTATGGGGTTTTTAGTATAATGTATCTTACGGAGGAGATATGGCTTTTTGGGACACATGGATAAGAGACGGAGTTAAGCGAGAACTAGAGGCTTTGAATAAAGGAGACCCGGATGCTGTTCCGGAAAAGCCTGACACTATGCCAGAGGATGACGACCCTGAGATTGGTCGTAAGGCGATAGTTGCGGATCCTTTTTTTACACAGCAAAGTCAACAGACAATATTTAGATACCGCCTATCTAGGTTATCAAATAAGACATTAAAAGACGTCTCTATGAGAGACTGGCTTGTTTCAGCTATTCTTCAGAATAGAGTAGACACACTTGTTCGCTTTTCTAGGCCGCAAGTCCGAAAGTTTGATATGGGATATCGGATTGTGAAAAAGAATAAAGAATCTGAGCACACCGAAGAAGAAAATAAAGAGATTGAGAATCTTCAGGAGTTCATATACAACTGCGGAAGAATTCAAAATACACCAGACGAAGATCGTATGCTGTTTGGTGATTTTATGAAAATGATAGTTAGAGACGCGCTGACTTTTGGCAACGTAACGGTTGAAAAAGTTAGAACTAGGAGAGGTGCTTTACATAGATTTAGGCCTGTTCCTGCTGAGAGTGTTTACCATATAAATCCAAATGCTCCGAAGGCTCAAGTAGAAGATCATATTAAGTCTGTCAAGAATACTTACACACCCAAGTCTGATAATGATCCTAAAAAGAACTATCAAGTAAATGATTTACCGTTAGATTATTTTAAGTATGTTCAAGTGTCTTACGATAACAGACCTTTGGCTGTCTTCGGTGATGAAGATCTTATATTTAAGTTGTTTAATCCGCAGAATTTTGCAGATGGTAATGGATATTGCTATTCGCCAGTTGAAATGGCGATTATAAATATTACTAATCACATGAATACGGAGCACTATAATTCTAACTTTTTTACACATGGTCAGGCTGCTAAAGGTGTACTTCACCTTAAAGGCACAGTAACTCAGTCACAGATGACTGCGTTTAGGAGACAATTCTACAGTCTTATTAACGGTGCACAAAATGCATGGAGGACTCCTATTGTTTCTGGTTTAGAAGATGTTCAATGGGTGCCAATGGCAGGTGGCTCAAAAGACATGGAGTATCTTAACTACAACATGCATCTTATGCGCTCAGTATGTACACAGTTTCAGATTGACCCGATGGAGTTAGGTTTGGATCTTCTAGTTACTGGTGGTCGTGCAGCAAACCTACAAGGACACCAGACAAAGATTGAATTCTCCAGAGAGAAAGGTTTGTATCCTTTACTTATGTTCGTTGAAGACTTCGTGAACTCGAGCATAATCCCAGCCATCGACCCAGAGTACTCAAAGAAGTATAAGTTTCAATTTGAAGGATACACTGACGAGACTCCTCAGACAGAAATTGCATTATTGCAAGCTGAGATGAGCGTAAACAAGACAATGAATGATTTGTTAAGTTCTGCAAGAAAAGCTCACATCAAACACCCAGTTGCTGATTTGCCAATGAATGCCGCTTTTTGGGGCCTAGTTGAAAAGAATATGACTCGTGGAGAAATACGAGAACTATTCTTTGGAGACAAAGGGGCTTCAAAAAAGAAAGAACTACAATACATACCGGCTGATCCAGCGTTCTTATCATGGCAGCAGATGCTATTGACTATTGAAAATACTAAAAAGCAAGAACAACAACAGCAACAAGCTATGGCGCAACAACAGCAAGCAATGGCACAGCAAGCTCAAGTAGAGCAAGCTCAGCATAGTCGAGATCAAGAAAAACATGACGCAGAAATGAGTCAAGTAAGAGGTCAAGCCGCGTATAATGCTGTTAAGCATGGACAAAACTTGCATGATGCTGCTGAGCAAGCTGGTGCAACTAAACCAACAAACATCGGTGGAAAAAATATCAAGAACCCGCTAAACTTATAAGATAAGTTAGCGCTCATCCCCTCCAAGAGGCTCCTTAACCGGAGCCTTTTTTATATCAGTATAATCATTTTGTGATAATTAATGATTACGAAATATTTTATAAATTAATGTTTACTATTGCTAAATTAGATATAGATAATCATATAGTAAATCATATTCATGACGATGATGGTCCATATTTTGCATTAACAAAAGCTGAAAATTACGTCTTAAAATTTAAAAGAGGGATATACTAATGACTTGGATTATTTTAGAAGGCCTAGATCGTTCTGGTAAATCTACTGTTGCTGAAATGTACAAGAATGAGGGGTTTGAGATAATTCACATGAATGCTCCAAATAAGATGTATTTTAAGCAAGGTTATTCGGGTCCCTCGTATCTCGAAGAAATGATAGACCTATATTCAACCTATGCTGGCAAAGACGTACTGTTTGATAGATCTGCATACGGCGAACTAATATGGCCAGAAATCTATAATAGACAAGCTCTGTTGACATCAGAAGACTTCGAGTATCTCCAACAATTAGAGTACAATAACGACACAGTAAAAATATTAATGTACGATGAAAATAAAGATGCACATTGGCAGCGATGTGTAGACAATAAAGAACCTCTTACACGACAACAGTTTGTACACGCAACAAGGTTATATGAAGAAATGGCTAAAACGCATAATTTCGAGAAAAAACAACTTAAAGACTTTACGAGAAACAACTCGGCAACTAAGCAAATTGATGCAGGACAACCAGCAGAAAAATCCAATGATAGAGGTGTTAGCATGTCTGGGATTCTACGATCAAGCGATGGAGACGGAAATGAAGATTCCGAACTTCGCGGTGTGGCACAGTCTGTACTTGACAAGAAACTTGAGAGGGCAAATGCCATCAGAGATCTTTTGTCAGCGCCGATCGTTAAGAAAAAAGGAAGCGCTTTTCAGCAGCTTGAAAAAGATATTAAGCTCTTCCTAGAACAGCAGCTAGAAAATATATTTAATGAGCCAAAGCAAGATGATTTCACTAATGAAGAGGTCAAAATACTAAAAATATACGCACAGCGCATAAAGGAAAAGTTAGGTTAATACTATGATAACGTTTAAGGAACGCAAGACGGTTTATTTCGATTGCGATGATACACTTTTAGAATGGAAAACATGTAATGAGCATGATGTAGGCGCAATAACAATTGAAAATAACGGACACACGTTTTATAAGAAAGTAATATCGGCAAATGTAGAAGCTCTTATAGATCATTCACTGGCTGGTCATCTAGTTGTAGTTTGGTCAGCTGGTGGATCAACTTGGGCAGAAACAATAATTAAAGCTCTGCGTATTGAACCATACGTAGACGTTATCCTAAATAAACCAGATTTCTTTTACGATGATAAGGACCCTTCACATTGGCTACCAGAAAGACAATTTAAGGCATAAATGAAAGTATCTGATTATCTTAATCTAATAAGACAACTTCAATCAAATCATGAAGATTTGATATTATGCGGATCAGCTGCATTAATACTTGCAGAGGTACTGCCTGATCGCAATATTGGCGATATAGATTTTGTTACTAATAATAGAGCTATGATTAGTGCACTAAATCTTACTCGAGATGCTTATGCGGATGAGGTTGCTAATGGTGGATATCTGTCGTACAGTGTAACTAAAATTAGAGAAGGTTTTGGAACATACAAGCTAAATGCACTTGTATTTAATCCGGAAGCCTGCATAGATACAGAGATTATTAAATTGTCCGGCGGAGATATAGTGTGTCAACGTATATCTGACGTAATACAATGGAAGCAGAAGTATAACAGAAAAAAAGATATTATAGACCTAGACAATATGTCTTTAAACATGCTTGAGAAAGCAGTATTTGACAAATAATGGAGGAAAGATGAAAGGAATTAAGCTGGCAAAACAAGATTCTGTAAAAAACAGGATTAAAGAACTGGAAGTTGCACTGCAAAACACGCAGATGGCACTACAAGTATCACAGATGATGATAAAGCATTTAACAGATCAATTCAAGGCGACTCAAAATGACGTTGCTAACACGATGGGTATGCTAAATGATTTTCAATATAGAACTTTAGCTATGCTTGAAGTAGGTAACTTTAGTAAAGATGCAATTGATGCACAAGCTGAAGTCCTTAAGCTAAAAGACTTTAACGATGCTTCTATTAAAGAAGATATCGAGAAAGGTTATCTAGATGATGAGGCTGGCGTTGTGGCTGAAGATAGTGTTATTGTCATTACTTCGCGCACTCCTGGTCTAGAAGAAGATCAAGGTATTTTTCGTTCGAAGTTTCCAATGGCAGAGTGCTTGACTCCTGCACTAAGAAATAAGCTTCTAGGGTTAAAGTTAAATGATAAAGTTAGTGTAGAGCTCGGTGGGACAACTCATGAGGTCTCTATTCTTTCTATTAAAAAACTTAAAGTAGCAAATGAAAGTGTGACTGAGAAAGAAGGTTAGGATGACGCTGGTCGTCAACATGCTTGGCGGCAGTGGTATAGGTAAATCCACTATTGCCGCCGGTTTATACTACAATATGAAGTTAAATCACATGAACGTTGAATTAGTTAGAGAGTATGTTAAAGTTCTTGCTTGGCAAGGTGCAAGCATAGGAAGATTTGATCAGGTTAATATTTTTGGAGAGCAGTGTAAGTTAGAACATACTCTTTATGGTAAGGTTGACTACATAGTTACAGATTCGCCTATAATCCTAGCCCCCATATACGAGTTCTTTTATCATGGTGATTCAATGATGGAAGAAGCTGCTTTAAAGTTCTTAAAGAAATCTAAGGAGATAAACGTTAGGCATCTTAACATAGTACTAGAAAGAAATAAGTCCTATGATCCTAGAGGAAGATTTCAAACGGAAGAAGAAGCTAAAACTGTAGATAGTATGACGCTAGACTTCTTGAAGAAGTATAATATAGATTATTGCGTTGTTTCTGGTTCTGAAGAATCGCGAGTTAAACAGATCATGGAACTTATACAGAATGAACAAGAAGAAAGATCGTAGCATGGATAGTAGGTGCCCCAGAAAACTGGAGCACCTACCATGCGAATTTTGCCCACTAGCAGTTTTGAGATTAAAGGCACTCAGAAATAGTGACAAAGAACTCTCTGAAGACGAGGAATCCACTCTTCCGGGATGCTCATGGGCTATAAATCATCAGATGTCAAATTACTGCTTCTTTAATTATGTTGCTGATTATTTGCACGATGTACCTTCCGATAAAGAGATAGCTCATATGAATAACGTCTCTGTCGAAACTATAAAAGATGCCACTAAAGATGCTATAGAAGAGATAAAATGTCTAAAAGTCATAAAAGACCTAGACGACGATGCTGCATTCTAGTCTTAATATTTTCTGATAAATTTAATACTTAGATACACTCTACCTGTGTAAGTATAAGTAATTTCTTTGTGTTTTTAAAGCCAAAAACGTAGTATAATAGTGTTATAGGAAATTTATGGCTAAAGATAAAAAATTGTGGATAGATATGTGTGCCGGTTCTGAGCTTAAAGATACTCAGGGCGAAACCCTAAGTGTCGAAGGCGCTGACATATCTGATCTTGAAAATGGAAACGGTAGGCTCAACGATAACCACGGTAAGGGCTTCTTTAATTCTCTTGGTAGAGTTACCGAAGCTAAAAAAATTTTTAAATCAGAAGATTGCGATAACGAAAGACATAAGTACTTTTGGGAAAAAATAAAGGCACCTTTCATATATGCTAAAGGATACCTGTATAGTGATGAAGACCATCCCAATGCCAAAGCTGCGGCTGCAATTTTAAGAAATATTCATAGAGAAGATGCACCTCTCGCGATGAAGGCCTCTGTTGAAGGTGGTGTTTTAGCTAGAGGAATATCTGACTCTTCTAAACTAGCAAGAACAAAAATTCATTCTGTTGCTCTGACTTTCACTCCCGCCAATAACGCTACTTTAGTTGAGCCACTCAACGTAGATAAGTCTACCTATGATTGGGATAGGGATATGCAGTTAATCAAGTCAGTAATGCACCTAGCTGAGACCAATGTTCCTTCTTTTAGACACATACAAAGACACGCATCTGCTAATGCTATATATGACAATATAAAGAAAATACAAGAACTAGCTAAAGGTCTTGGTATTGATATAGAAGTTAAGGCCCCTTCCCCAGAAACAATAATGGAAAACGCTGTTTTTTCTAAAGTTGAATCTAATATACTAAAAATAAATGAATTAGTTAAACAAATTAAGGTTAATCAGCTAGGACTTATATCTACTCCAAGCATGCTAAATCAGTCGCCTAACACACCTAACTCGTTTGCTCACCCTGAAATGGTAACAAGATGGCATGGAAAGGGTGTTATCCCAGAAGGGCATCCAGATCGTCAACAAATGGTAAGTTATATTAATAACCTTAGAAATACTCCGCACCCGCAAGGTCTAAACGCCAATATCGACGAAGCAAGAAGACTATACGATGCTCATATATCTGATCTTAATAAGG